CAAACGAGTGCCATCTGGTTTCTTGTTTACATGCTGGCTGGATGCTCTTGGTCTTACGCTCAAAGTCCACAAAAAAAAGAATATACGATAGGACAGGCAAGCCTTATCCTTGTGATGCTTGCGCTACATCTACCCCTTGGTTTGTCTGCATTCTAGCTACAGAGAAACCGCCAACCTACTACACTATATGTGTAGATTGTTACGAGGCAGACACATGGCAAGCAAGAGTCGCGCAAAAGGAGACTATCACGAAAGAGTCTTCGTCAAATGGCTACAAAAAATCGGCTTCAAAGCAAAGAGGCAACCACTCAGCGGAGCGTTGGGAGGCGAGTATAGCGGAGACATCATCTGGCAAGTCGGACAAAATGCCTTGGTGGTTGAAGTAAAGTATCGAGACAAGTCTAACTTTCCAAACCCATTCACTGTAGTTAGAGATGTGCTATTCTACAAGCGCAGGGAAGGTAAACCCAAAACACTAATCATCTTTGATGGTGATGTCTTTGAAGAAAAGATAGCACCGTTATTGCAGGAGAACTACGATGGCATTCTTACTAATGGCGAGGGCAATCAAGTCAGAGATACCTGACTGCTATGCCAAGTGGCTGATGGTCGTATTGGCAGACCACGCCAACGAAGACACACACCTATGCTGGCCTAGCTTACGCCGCCTGTCTGAACGGACAGCAATGAGTGTAGCTACAGTCACACGCAAGCTACACTGGCTAGAAGACAACGGCTATCTAACTAGAGATCGCGGTCACACTGGCACATCAACACGTTACATCATATTCCCAGAGGGTATTGCAGACAGCAACACCCCTGTTGCAGAGTGCAACACTAACCTATCAGTAACCAGTCAATATAATAAAGCTAAGAAGTCTGGTGTTCCAGATGACTGGTCGCCTAGTGATGACCTTTGCCAATCCATCAACGACAAGCACAAGGTAACTATAGATCATGTCACTGAAACAGATAAGTTCATTAACTACCATCAAGCAACCGGCAAAAAATTCGCATCACTTGACAGAGCATACCGATACTGGTGTGGAAATCACGTTGAGTACACAGCAGCAAGAGGCAGGAGTTCAACGAATGCTGGAGGTAAACAATCCGGCAAGAGTAGACAAGCTGCTTCACACTTCGCTAGAGTCCATAACAGGCTACAGGGTAGTCGAGATCAGTAGGTCTAGCTTCAAAGATGATGCCGTTGATATCATTGTCAGTGGCTATCGTATCGAATGTGACTCGCTTGAAGCTATAGATAAAGCTATCACCACTGTCATGTCAGCCTTGGTTCCAATGCCAAAGCCTATGCTCATTGATGAACTCACGCTGCTGGCTGCGCTGGTGGTGAAGCCAGCAGGTGAGTCATCAGATGACCATGCGATGCGAATACAAGCTATAGCTAATGAGTTGTCAGTCTACCCAGCCGACATAGTTAAGTACGCTATCAAGCAAGTGGCACAGACTACAACATTCTGGCCTGCCTATGCTGAGTTTCACAAGCATATCAGGTGGAGACTAAGACGAAGGGAGTTAATGCTTAATGCTTTAGAAAGAAAGAAGGTTGAACTAACTGCATAGTTGCAGTATAATAATTCAAAAGGAGAACTACTATGAATAGAATTGGATTTCTTGGCGGCTCAGATATGAACCGCATTATGAGAGGCGATTGGATTGCCTTGTGGGAAGAAAAGACAGGCAAAAAGCAGCCTGATAATCTTTCAGACAATTTAGCAGTGCAGTTAGGCACAGCCACAGAACACTTTAACAAAGAATGGTTTAACAAGCAGCTAACAAGTGAAGGCTGTGAGACTATTGCCGCAGGTCACAAAGGCGTAGGTCATGGCCTTACAGCAGAAATGAATTGGGAAGGTGTGCCGCTTAAAGGACAGGTCGATGGTCACATCATGGTAAACAGAAATTTTACTGATGAAATCATTGAGTGCAAACACACATACGAAACAAATAATATGGAAAATTGTTTGAGTATGTACATGCCACAGATGCAGTTTTACATGTGGCTACACCAAGCCAAGGGTTGCTACCTATCTGTAATTTTTGGCAACCGCAAGTGGGCTACTGTTTATGTACAGAAAGATTGGGACTACATCAACAAGATGAAGGTACACATCACCGAGTTTTGGAGGCATGTCACTGAAGACACCCGCCCTTTCGGTGACAACGAAGTGCCACCTGTGTCTATAGACAAGATCAAGGTTGATGGCATGACCAAGCGTGACGCATCAAGCGACAACGAATTTATCAGCAGATGCCATGACTACATTGAACAAGAGAAATCAGCAAAGCTATTTGAGTCAGCCAAGTCTGACCTCAAGGCTATGGTTGGTGACGATGAGCGAGAAGTATACTGTGATCTTCTAGCCATCAAACGCGATAAGCGCGGATCATTACGCATCACAGTCAAGGAGAACTAAAATGGAACTAAAGAACATAACCAAAGCACTCATCCAGTTTCACAACACTGGAGCAGCAGCTAAGAAGACTGCAAAAAATCCATTCTTCAAATCAAACTATGCCAGTCTTGAAGAAGTTATTGAGACTGTCAGGGCAGAAGCTGGCAAGTGTGGCCTTACATTCACACAGCTTGTTGACTTTGATGAGCATCACATCTTTGTAACTACAGTCATCATGCACGAGTCAGGCGAGTCATTGACTGGACGCACACCTGTCCTAGTTAAAGACCCTACTGATCCACAGAAAATGGGCAGCGGTATCACATACGCTAAACGCTATGGCTTGCAGTCTGCATTCGGACTGCCATCAGAAGATGATGACGGTAACTCAGCCAGCATGCCTAACCCAAAAGCAACAAAGGTTGCATCAACTGAATCAAGCGAAGGAGGTTGGTAATGTTTAATAACAAAAAAGATTTGCAAGACATTCAACGCAGGCTCAATCACATCGAAGCAAACATCAACAAAGTTATATGGATGCTAAGAGAACAGCCTGAGAAAACAGTCAATGACTATTTTGTAGAGCAATTTGAGTCTGAAGTAGAAGGAGCTTACAAAAGATTAGCAAAGGAAAAAAAAGCTTACCCTTGGACATTCATAGCTTGTGTAAATGGCAGATACAAAACAGTTGATGAGATATGCAATGAGCTAAAGCTAACAGAAAGTTCAGTGCGTACCTATCTCAAGCATGCCAGAAAAGATGGCATCGAATTTAACACACGCAGATCAGGTAAAAAATTATCTTACAAAGTGAGGAAAATCTAATGAGCGAATATGATAACACTAACCGCGGCGCAGCATTCAAGCCATTCCCAGAGCAGCAGTTTATCTTGCAAGGTAAACTCAACATCATGGGCGAGGACGGTCAAGTCGCACTCATCATGGCTGAGTCACGAGATGGCAACAAGCGCATCGAAGTATTCCAAAAGGTTGGCGTTCTGTTTCCCAACGACAAGAAGGGTAACGAGAAAGCACCAGACTATAGCGGTCCACTAGACGGACTGCATCAAGACTGGAAGATCGCAGCTTGGAAAGAAATGAAAGGCGACAACGCATACATGTCGCTGAATGTTTCAGAGTACAAGCCAAAGCCAGTAGACGATCACATCCCTGAGTTCGGTGACAACATCAAAGATGAGAATGTCACTAGCGTAATGCCATCAGAGGATGTACCATTCTAAAGCAGGTCGATTAGTTCTCCGCCTGCTAACCAGCGGGTCAGCCGTTTGCCAATTCCGGCTGATCCGCACATCAACTTACATCAAGGCCTTTACGATAACCATTCTCTTTATCGTATGTGAGAACTTCTTTACGATTACCATCAGCTTTATAGCTACAATGCACCCAGCCAGTATTGCCACCACTGTAATGCTCAAGAATAAGCTGGTCAAAATCTAGGTTAGATACAATCCAACTGCACAACTCTAGGTTAGATACACTAGGCACTTCAAAGTCAGCAGCCTCACCCTTTGCATGCTGACTAGATACTGAACTGCCTATAGCAACACACAACTCAGCACTACGATACCCGCTAGAGGGGGTAAATGGCACACTGAAGTGGGTTCGCACTGGCTCTAGTACATTCTCACACAAAAGTTTCATCGCCTCTATATGCTCATCTGATGGCGAATTAGGTAAGCCTCTACGCAAAGCGGTCTGGCTCTTGGTCATTTCTTCCAAGCTAAAATGTTCTGACAGTTTCATTTCTTTATACCTTTCAAGCCACGCAATCCAAAGCTTGCAGCTATTGAAGCATAAACTGCGTACTGAAACCAGTCAGGTGTACCATCCAAAGCCGTAAAGCCACGCTCAACATAAGGCTGAGTAAAAGGAATAAAGCACATAGCAATAATAACAATAAACAATATTGTCCAAGCTTCATCCTTCCAGCTATTATCGCTGGACTTAGCCATAATCTTTTCCCAACCAGCTTCATGAGTAGCAGCCACCTTCATTACTTCTGCCTCTGCTTCAGCTTTAGCTTGAGCAACCTTACCTTTGGCTTTAGTTTGCTCTACCTTGGATTCCATCCAGCTACCAGCTAATGATGCAATCGGCCCGATCAATGCTTGTATCATTTCTTAGCCTCTAACATTAGTTTTATTCTAGCTATTTCAATTTCTAATTCTTGCATCTTTTTAACTGTATCTTGCACAGATTTCGGTGGCTCAAACTCATCAATCCAATTATCGTTTTCTTCTACCTCTTGCATGGTCAACTCAAGATTGTGTTCAAGAAAAGCAATACGCTCTACGAGTCCAAAGTAAACCCAGACAGAAACACCAGTAAAAGCAATCATACTAATAAGATTGCGGAGAGGAATAGTAACCTCACTTGCCTCATTCAATCTTGTAGCTGCGTTCTTCATTTGGTTTCACCTTTATGCTCATGCCCCATCCAGATGCCAAACACACCTGTCATCACGCCCATAACTACAGATACAAATGCTGACTGACTAGCAGTTGGAGCATCAAGTTCCATAAACCACTCAGCACAACGCCATGACATCACTGTAGACGCAAGCATCATGCAACGAGGTAGTATTTTCCAAGCTAAAAATTGTTCTACTGAAATCATAAGAGCACCGTAAAAAGAAAAACAAACAGACCAATACTTACCCCAGCAATTACAATTGCCAGAATAAAATTCTTCATGCTTTCTTCAAACTCTTTAGCTTCTTGTATTCTTTTTCGGTTAGCTGCCGCTGCTTCTTCTTTAGCTTTCTGTATGCGTCTAGCACGTTCAGCTATAATACCAGCCCAAGTGCCATGACCAAAGCGCATGTCAACCATAGTCGCTACTTCTTGTAGCTTCTCTGCCGCAATCTTGGCATCAATCATTTCTTTAGCTACAGTATCAACGCCAAACTGACTGCCTAATCCACTAGATTTTTTACTTCTAAGTTGTTGTACTTCTTTTTCGCCACGAAATAGATCGTCTATTTGTCCAGCTATTTGGCTAATGTCTTGGCATGTTGAGATGTTACTCTTAATAAAATCAACGGATGCTTTGACTAAGCTAATGCCTGTCAACACCTCGGCAACTACCATGTCAGCCTCTCAAGGTTGTACTCAATAAAAGCAGGATCATAGTACCAGCAGTACCAATCATAATATGTTCAATACGTTTGATACGCAGGATAGTTTCTTTCCAGCGTTCAGCACACACAGCTTCGTGAGTATCTATCTGGGCTTGTACAGATGTAGCTGTAGGTTTCATCAGCCAGCGATTTCCATCAAGGTTAGCGTTGAACTAACTCTACTGTTTCCACCAGTAGAAATTGCGCCTTCTTCCCTGTTCCAATAAACATCATGACTTCCACCTAATCCGTGTTTGCCGTGTGCAGTATAGGTTACTGCACTTGTAGTTGAGGGTGAATCTAATATAGTCATTGCAATATTACTAATTAATCGAGAACTAATATTTGAACCAAGTCCACCGCCAGTTGCTTGAGTTGCAACGCCAGAAGCATCACCAACTCCAATAGCAGTGCCACCTCTTTTTAAGAGTGCCGCTGCACCAGAAGTTGTAGTGCCAGTAGAAAGGTTTAAGTTACAAAGCACTAATATCTTACTAGAAGTGCTTACAGGTGTAATTGAAGCAGATAGTATTGCTGCTGAAAAAGCACCTACTGCAAGACTTTCTGAACCCGCCGCTGTTTCAATGTCTTGCACAACCTGCAACACAGAGCCACTAGGCAGACCAGCAGATGTGACTGCGGTGAGAGACTGATTGTTTAGTCTTATGAGTGCCATCTACGCCTCGTCTGTTTCATAAGTTAAATCAAATATTATACGAGCATCTGGATTGTAGATGTATGTTACATTGATAGGGGCAGTTCTATTATTAACAGCGTGTGTTAAAGCTACTGTT